ATTATTTCTCGATGAAGATAATCTGGTCAGTGATTCTGCCGTGGCTGTCGCAAGTCAGCAGTCAATCAAGGCTTATATAGATGGTGCTACTTCATTAGGCACACTCACTGCCCTCCAAGTTGATAACATTAATATCAACGGTAACGCGATCACCAGCACCGCTGGAACTGATCTAACAATCACTCCACTTGCTGGACAACAGATAGTGCTTGATGGTGCAATAGTTATTGATGCTGGCGTGGTGACTGGCGCAACGAGCATTACCTCTACTGCGTTTGTGGGTGATATAACAGGTGATGTCACCGGCACAGCCGATGTTGCAACTGTTGCGACGACGGTCACGATAACTGATAACGAAAGTACAGACGAAAGTAATGCTATTATCTTTACTGCTGGTGGTGATGTTGACGGAGGTAATATTGGGCTAGAATCCGATGGTACTCTAACTTACAATCCGAGTACCGGAAAGGTTACGGCTACTGGGTTTGTTGGAAGTGGTGACAGTATTACTGGAATAGAATCTTATTCGCCTCATGGCCTCATTTGCTCAAATGATAGTGATGCTTCACACGATGTAGCGATTAGTGTTGGCGGCGTCCGTGATGCGACCAATACCGTAAACATGAGCCTTGCAGCTATATTGACAAAGAGAATCGACGCAGCGTGGGCAGTTGGGGATAACAATGGTGGGCTGGATGGCACAGAAAGCTCAGGCGGAACCCCCGATGCGAGTACGATGTACTACATATGGTTAATAAAACGTAGTGACACTGGGGTAGTTGATGCGCTGTATTCAGAGTCGGCTACTGGTCCCACTCTCCCAACTAACTACGATTATAAGAGATTGATTGGGGCAGTGCTGACAGATGCCTCTGCGAATATCCTTCCCTTCTACCATAGGGGTATGTATTTTGAGTACGTCTCTCAGTTCTCTGACAACCATGATACTACCATTACGGGTGACACTGAAGAAACAGCGACCCTGAGTGTGCCTCCAAATTCAATAGCTCACATATATGCGTCGCTGGTAAACGATGCGGCCACAGATATATACGCCCGGCTGCATGTTTGGAATGCAGACAGTATTCTTACCACTAGCACATATTTTAGTTGGTCACTTATGTCCACTAACTCAAACCACAATCGCACGGGAGGCATTGGTATGGTCAAGGTTAGTGGCAGCAGTCAGGTCCACTACAAGGCCGTTGAGGACAGCGGGGCAGCACTTGTTAACATTTCAATGATCGGTTTCACAATGCTGACCAGAAACGACCCATAGGAGAATTACGAACATGGCTAAAGGATATTTTGTAGACTGGACAAAGGATTCTCCTGTCGCGTATTTGGTTCTTTGTCAATAAATCCGTGAATAATGAAGAAGTATCAAGCATAAATAGTATAGAATGAACATTCACCCTTATCATTATAACTAGGAGGTTATTATGACAGAAGAAGTACAAGTACCCGCGCAAAAGGAAATCAGCATTGACCAAATTAATGGGATGCTCAGTTCTCTTTCCAGACGCAACACAGCTCTTACAAATGAAGCTGTACAACTTGAGGCCTCTCTTGGAGTTGTTACGAAAGTTGCAGAAGAGGCAGGAAAACGTATTGCCGGATTGGAAGCAGAACTTGCAATCGCAACCGAGGCGTTTAAAGCACCCGAAGACGTTGTCAATTAATAAGTCCTGAACTATGGAGGCATCCTGTGAAAGTAGGGTGCCTCCTTTTTTAGGCGGAGAGAAATCCCTAAATAATACGAGAACACGGAATCAAATACACCTTATTTTGGGGAAAATGCATGGCTACTCCTACCACAAGAGCAACACTCAAACAATATTGCCTAAGAAGGTTGGGCTTTCCTGTCATTGATATTAATGTTGATGATGACCAAGTTGAAGACAGAATTGACGATGGATTGCAGTATTTTGCAGAATATCACTTCGATGGTGTGGAAAAAGTATATCTCAAGCATCAACTTACGGCCGCAGAAATCACACAAGAATACATTACTGTCGCCAATCCTGTTGTCAGTATCTTGGGAGTATTTCCTTTTTCCGAAGGCAGCAGTACAAATAATATGTTTAATGCACGGTATCAAATTGCACTAAACGAGTTCTACAATTTTAGTAGTGTTTCAATGATGGATTATGTGAACGTCAATCAACATCTCAGATTGATAGAACAAATTCTTGTTGGTGAACAATCAATAGAATACAACAGAAAAACTGACAAACTTTATCTGCCTGGGATGAATTGGGGTTCGGATGTTATAGAAGGAAACTATCTAATCATTGAGTGTTGGAGAGCACTTGAACCAGAAACAAGCACACAAGTTTACAATGATTTGTTTCTAAAGAAATATACGACTGCTCTTATAAAACGTCAGTGGGGAAGTAATCTATCAAAGTTTGAAGGTGTACTTCTTCCCGGTGGAGTTACAATGAATGGTCAAGCAATCTATGAAGCTGCGAACACCGAGATCGATAAAATAGAAGAAGAAATGCAATCACGATTTGAACTTCCAGTTGATTTTGCAATTGGTTAGTCCACCAAGAAGTTAATAGGATAATAAATGTCCACTCATATAAACATTTTTTTTGTAGGAAACTATAATGACGGTAAATAATTACGTCCGAAACTTTGAGTTCGTTGGAGAACAGAGACTTCTTGAAGACCTTATTATTGAGTCTATCCAAATGTATGGCACTGAAATATATTATATACCACGAGTGGCAGTAAAGGAAGACCCAATCTTTGGAGAAGATGTTCTTCAAAAATACAATGGTGGATATTCACTAGAAGCATATATTTCAAGTACAGATGGGTTTGAGGGTGAAGGAGACTTCCTTGGTAAATTTGGACTTGAGCTTCGTGATACAGTAAACTTTTCTATTTCAGTAAGACGATTCGATGAAACAGTCCACGAAAATGTTAGACCATTCGAGGGAGATTTAATTTATTTTCCTATATCGGGTGGTCTGTTTGAAATTAAATTTGTTGAACATGAAAATCCCTTCTATCAGATTGGTAAACTTCACACCTATGCATTATCGTGCGAATTGTTCCGTTATTCTGGTGAAGAACTGGATACTGGAATTGCAGAAATTGATGCTGTTGAAAAAGAAAGTGGTAGTACCCAGAATCTTACAATGCTTGTGGATGAAATTTACCAAGAGGATGGACTATCTGACATTTATGCGATTGGTGATAATGTGACACTAGAAACAATCATGCTTGGAAATATTATCCAAGAGAGTGTGTCACTTGGAACATATCTCGAAGATGAAGTTGTCTATCAAGGTGCATCACTTTCGACAGCAACAGCTGTGGGACGAGTTGCATTTTGGGATCATGATGATAGAATATTAAAAATATTTGTGACAGATGGTGTATTCAAAACATCTACACAAAATCATTTGTTAGTTGATGTGACAATAACGGATGAAGATAGATTACTACAAGAAGACACCAGTGGCACTTTTGTATTTGAATTAGGCGAAGCTGAAGCTGCTGTAACAGGAGTAACATCTGGTGCAATTTATTATCTAGGAACTGTTGCAGACGATTCATCTGCTGTTGAATTTAGTGACAACGAATCTTATGAATCACAAGCAGATGATATCTTAGACTTTTCTGAGGGTAATCCTTTCGGTGAATTTGGTAACTTAGCAGAGTTGGATATATAAATGCTCAAAACATTTTATCACGGAACAATGCGCCGTCTAACAATTGGATTCGGTACACTATTCAATAATATTCATATTCAGAAAAAAGATGCATCTGGGGACATTCAACTGGACTATAAGGTTCCTTTTGCATATGGTCCAAAGGAAAAGTTTCTTTCTCGTATCAATCAGAACAATACAATAACTGGAAATGAGACAGATGTTGAAATAACACTACCAAGAATTTCATTTGCGATGGGTGGACTGACCTATGATACCACCAGAAAAATGAATACGATGAACCGGAATCAAATTGTTAATGCTGCAAATCCTAGTAGAGTTGATTGGCAGTATGAGAAGGTTCCGTATAATCTTGAATATAATCTCAGTGTCATGGTTAAAAATACAGACGATGGTCTACAAATTGTCGAACAGATTTTACCATACTTTACACCAGATTTTAACATAACATTAAAAGATAATCCCGACATGGGGTTCAGTACAGACATACCCATCTCGTTGACGAGTGTAAATCACCAAGATGATTATGAAGGAGATTTTGAATCCAGACGAGTTCTAGTGTGGGACTTCACCTTTGTGGCGCGAATGAATCTCTACCCACCAACAGGTGAACGTGGGATTATTAGAAAAGTTATTGTTCAATCGTATCCTCAGACAGATGATACGTCACCAGAGAATAGAAATACAGCTAAACCTGGCAAAGAACTTGTGAGAATTGTAATAGTTCCTAGTCCACTGAATAGTGACGCTGATGATGATTATGATTATACTACGACTCAAACTGACTTGTTTGTGTAGGAGAGGACATGGAAACTATACTTGAAATTGATGAACAACTATCATTTAACTTTGGCAAAGTAGAGGAAACTACACAGGAACTTGTCCCATCAATACCCATTCACGGTGCAATGGTGCCAGTCGAAGTAGGTAATACATTAGAGAATGATTTTGAGAAGTCGCGGGAGATGTATTCAGATTTATTGGACCAAGGTAGAGACGCACTCGCAGAAATTATTCATATTGCAGGCGAGACGAATCATCCAAGAGCATACGAGGTTGCATTTCAGGGCCTCAAAAATATTGGTGAACTAGGTGAGAAACTCATGGACATTCATAAAAAAAGAAAAGATGTTCAGGGTGCAATCATGCCTGATTTTGGGGACGGAAAAACTAACATAGAAAATATGAATGCAGTATTTGTTGGTAGCCTCGCAGAACTCCAAAAAGAACTTGGATCTTCTGGTCAGGGTGGAGTCAAAGAAGAAATCATTGAGATGTAAATAAGGGAGTTTAAGAATGACCTATCTTGGGAATCCTTTGATTGATGGCGCAAATGTTCCAAAATCCTTTACCAAGCCACAGATCAAAGAATATATGAAATGTGCAAAAGACCCTATTTATTTCATCAAGAAATATGTAAAAATCATTCATGTTGATAAAGGCCTCATGCCTTTCAAACTATGGCCGTTTCAAGAGAAGATGGTAAGCACCTTCCATGAAAATCGTTTCTCTATTTGTAAGATGCCCCGGCAGACAGGAAAATCCACAACTCTTATTGCATATATTTTATGGTATGCATTATTTAATCCAGAAGTAAAGATTGCAATCCTTGCAAACAAACTTACGACTGCAAGAGAACTACTTGGTAAATTTAGACTTGCATATGAAAGACTTCCTACATGGATGCAACAAGGTGTTGTTGGGTGGAATAAAAGTAGTATCGAGTTAGAAAATCTTTCTACTGTTATTGCTGCTGCAACATCATCAGATGCAGTTCGTGGGTTCACATTTAATCTTATCTTCATGGACGAGTTTGCATTTGTTCCACAGAATATTGCTGAAGATTTCTTTAGTTCTACATTCCCCACTATTTCATCTGGTACGACAACCAAAGTTATGATTGTGTCCACGCCAAATGGACTGAATCTATTCTATAAACTCTGGGTAGATTCCCAAGAAGGTAGAAATGACTATGCAAATTTAGAGGTACATTGGTCCGAAGTTCCAGGCAGAGATGAGGCCTGGAAAAAGAAGATGATTGATAATACGAGTGAAGAACAGTTCAAGACAGAGTTTGAGGTAGAGTTTCTTGGAAGTACGAGAACCCTAATCTCTGGTCAGAAATTGCGAGAACTTGCATATAAGGCTCCAGTGTATTCTACTGATGGGTTTGATATTTACAATCAACCAGAAAGTGGTCACTCTTATACAATGGTGGTTGACACTTCGCACGGAAAGGGAATGGACTACTCAGCCTTCGTAATCATTGACCATACAGAATCTCCTTACCGATTGGTTGCAAAATTTAGAGACAACGAAATATCTCCGATTCTATATCCCACCTTCGTAGTGACAGCAGCAAAACAATATAACAATGCAGGGATTTTGGTGGAAAACAACGATGTTGGATATCAAGTGGCAAATAGTATCCACAATGATATTGAGTACGAGAATCTATTTGCAACCACTTTACGAGGGCGTGGCGGACAGAGGATTTCTGCTGGGTTTGCAAGGTCATCTCAATTTGGTGTGAAAACAACAAATCAGGTAAAGAGAATTGGATGTACTAATCTCAAATCACTAATAGAAAGTAACACTCTTGTAATTGAAGATTTTCACACGATTGCAGAATTGTCCGCATTCGCAGCAAAAGGAAAAAGTTGGGAAGCTGAATCAGGACACCACGATGATCTTGTTATGTGTCTTGTCTTGTTTGCATGGTTAACAACACAGGAATATTGGAAAGAAATCTCCCAGATCGATATGCGAAAAGTCATGTACGAAGATAAAATGAAAGATATAGAAGAAGATTTAGCACCATTTGGTTTCATTGATGATGGCCTGAAGGAAGAAGAATTTGTCGATGTAGAAGGAGATCGGTGGTGTATCATTCGGGACGATGACGGCGAGGCTATGAGTTATGGAGATTCCATGGCACTACCTGATGCCCGCTGGTGGTGAAATCTCCAAAATACTAAATATACATGAAGATTAAAATTACGATCCAAAGCGATCAACGAAAAAATATAGACCCTTCCATGCAATTTAAGGAGAATTTCTCATGGGATTTGCTTTATCACCTTCTGTTACCGTAAAAGAAATAGATCTTTCTACAATCATTCCAGCTGTTGCAACTACGAATGCCGGGTTTGTCGGTGTCTTTCCTTGGGGCCCTGTTGATACAAGAGTGCTCCTGAGTAGTGAAGATGATCTTACTCGAACTTTTGGCGAACCCGATGCAAATACTTATAAATTTTTCTTTCAGGCTGCAAACTTCCTCGCATACGGAAATAATTTGAGAGTAGTTCGTGCTGCAACTGGCAACTTGAATGCAACATCTGAAAATACAACGGGCGGTGCTGGTACTGGAGCAGGACTGTTGGTCAAAAATGAAGATCATTATAATGCAAACTACGCTGATGGTAGTGCAAATAGTGGTATTGCAGTTGCAAAATATCCCGGCACAAAAGGAAACAGCCTTCAAATAGCTGTTTGTCCGTCAGCTGCAGTTTATAGTTCTACCCTGACTGGAAACATTACGATGGCATCAGTTGGGTTGACGACTGTGACCGGGAGTGGTACAGCTTTTGATACAGAAGTCAAAGTTGGTGATCTGATTGAGTTGCGTCATGCAACTCCAAATGCATATCAATATTTGCGAGTGACAGCTGTTGGTAGTGCTACTTCAATGACAGTTACTTCTATTGATACAGGTGTTGGAACAGAACGCGGCAATCTGGCGATTGTTACGACTCAGACAAGTACTATTCGTAAGTGGGGATGGCATGACCAGTTTGACGCGGCGCCTGGAAGCTCAGATTTTGCTAAAAACTCTGGTTCTACAACTCTCAATGATGAAATGCATGTTGTCATTGTTGATGAAGATGGTGTCTGGTCTGGTACAAAACGAACTATCCTAGAAAAATTTGCGTATTTGTCAAAAGCATCTGATGCAAAAACTAGTGCGGGCGGGTCCAACTATTATGTTGACGTTCTAAACTCTACTAGTGCATATATGTGGTGGACTGACCATGTTGCAACATCGAACTGGGGAACGTCTACCATCGTTCGACAAGCAGCTGGAAGTGCATATACTGCAACTACATTAAACACATTCTCTTTTGCTGGTGGAACCGATGATAATGCGCCGACTGACGGTGAATTGCAAACTGGTTATCTTCTGTTCGCTGATCCAGAGACTGTTGATGTTTCTCTTATTATCGGTTGTCCTACTGAAACAGTTGTTGGAACAGTAAACAACTGGATCATCGATAATATTCTAGAAGTCAGAAAAGATTGCGTTGGATTTATTTCTCCGCAGGAGTCTGATGTTGTAAATAATGACACATATCCTGGCAAAGAAGCTGATGCACTTGTCACATATGCAAATACCACCATTACTACTCGTAGTTCTTACTGCGTATTGGATGGTAGTTACAAGAAACAATATGATAGATATAACGATGTGTTTCGTAACATCGCTCTTGCGGGTGATGTTGCAGGATTGTGCGCTCGTACTGATGATATCGCAGATCCTTGGTTTTCTCCCGCTGGTTTCAACCGTGGTGGGATTAAAAATGCAACGAAGTTGATGTTCAACCCGAACCGCGCAGAACGTGACAACATGTATCGCGCTGGTGTGAACCCTGTTACTGCGTTTGCAGGACAAGGAATCACCCTGTTCGGCGACAAGACCATGTTGAACCGTCCTTCTGCATTTGACCGCATCAACGTGCGTAGATTGTTTATCGTTCTCGAAAAGGCGATTGCAACTGCCTCAAAGTTCACACTCTTTGAGTTCAATGATGAGTTCACTCGTTCGCAGTTTGTCAATTTGGTCGAACCTTTCCTTCGTGACGTACAGGGACGTAGAGGCATCATTGACTTTAAAGTTGTCTGTAATGAGTCCAACAACACGGGTGAAGTTATTGACCGTAACGAGTTTGTTGCCGATATCTTCATTAAACCGGCACGTTCCATCAACTTCATCTCTCTTAACTTCATTGCTACTCGTACCGGAATTAGTTTTGAAGAAATCGGAGCATAATCTATGTCTATTAGAGATTTAACAGAAGCTGCTAATAAAGTTGTGATGGGTGAAGTTGTAAAGGGTAAAGTATCTGCAACCGGAAAAGGTGAAGTTAGTTACAAAAATATGTTGAAGAAATATGATGATAATGAAGACAAGAACTATCATACAGAAAACTCTCTAATGCTAGTAAAAGCTTTTGGAACTAATGCAGAAATTAAAAAAGTGAAAGCAAATATTATAAAACAAAAAAAGGATGGTGGAAAAACAGCAGAAGATTCTGCATGGGAAGCAAAAACCATTCATGGTAAATATCATTCAAAACTTGTTGCACTTGCAAAAAGACAGGGATAAATAATAATACTAAATAGTTAATGAAACTAAACAAGTAATTTAAACATAAGGGGCAAATTAGTGAATATCAACGAATTTAAATCACGACTTGAATTTAGTGGTGCTCGTGCAAACCTGTTTCGAGTTCGCATGGTTTTTCCTGAGCAACTGGGCGAAGTAGCAGCTGCACAGGAAATGGAATTTCTTTGCAAAGCCACATCAATTCCTGCAATGACTATCGGAACTATTGAAATGCCTTATCGAGGCAGAATCTTAAAATTTGCTGGGAATAGAACTTTTGATGATTGGAGTCTTACAGTTATCAACGATGAAGACTTCCTGATTCGTTCTGCATTTGAGAGATGGTCTAACGCGATTAACGGACTAACCGAGAATATTACTGCTGGGGATACGAGAACCTACATGAAAGATGCAAGAGTAGACCATCTTTCTAAAGATGGAAGTGTCCTTAGAACATATGTTCTGCGAGATATCTTCCCGACATCTGTGGCTGCAATTGAATTAAGTTTTGATACTGCGGATGAAATTGAAACTTTTGAAGTCACACTTGCATATCAGTATTTCTCCGTTGAGGCTCCTGCCGGTATCACAACATAATATAATGAGGTAACAATATGGCGATAAAGCTTTTTGGATATAGTTTCGGTAAGTCAAATGAAGCGGAAGAACTTAAATCCGTTGTTGTGTCAGCAGAGGACGAGAACGATGGTTCTATAGTTCTTAATGCTGGATATGGTGCTATTGGGCATTATATCGATATGGAAGGGATTGCAAAAGACGAAAACGATCTAATCCATAAATATCGTGAAGTTGCTATCACGATGGAAGTTGATAACGCAGTCGATGATATTGTCAACGAATCAATAGTTGCGAATGAAAATAAACCACCAGTCTCTATCAACACGGATGACTTGGGTGTTAGTGAGGTCATCAACAAAAAGATTCGTGAAGAATTTAAGACTGTTATAAGACTCTTGAACTTTAACACAAGAGCCCACGATATTTTTAGGCGTTGGTACGTTGATGGAAGATTGTATTTTCACAAAGTAATTGATGAAAAGAATCCGAAACAAGGTATCAAAGAACTTCGTCCTATTGATCCTCGTGCAATGAAGAAGATCAAACTGGTTGTAAAAGAGAAAGACGAAGAAACCAAGGCCGATCTTGTTCAAGCAACAGTGGAATATTATCTGTTCACCCCAGGCGCAGTGAACTCATATAAAGGAAGTGGGTCTGGTACAAACACAGCTGGAGTTACTAATTCACAAGAAACAGTAACGATGTCAAAAGATTCGGTCACATTTGTCCACTCTGGTCTTGCTGATGAACGTGGTCGAACTATTGGTTATCTTCACAAAGCACTTAAACCTCTCAATAATCTAAGAATGATCGAAGATGCGATTGTTATCTATCGTATCTCTCGTGCTCCCGAACGTAGAATATTTTATATTGACGTAGGGAACCTACCAAAGAATAAAGCAGAACAATATCTCAAGAGTGTTATGACTCGTTATAAAAACAAAATCACCTATAATAGTACCACGGGTGAGATGAATGATGAACGTAGATGGCAGTCAATGATGGAAGATTTTTGGCTTCCGCGGCGTGAAGGTGGTCGTGGCACAGAAGTATCCACTCTACCGGGTGGCGCAAATCTCGGTGAACTGGAAGATGTTAAATATTTCCAGAACAAGTTGGACAGAGCCTTACATGTTCCACCTTCTCGTAGAGATTCAGAGAGTGGTGGTGGTGGGTTCCAACTTGGTAAGAATGCAGAAATCAACCGGGACGAACTGAAGTTCAATAAATTTGCGAATAGATTGCGTAACCGATTTAATCATCTGTTCCATGATTTACTGAAAACTCAGTTGATTCTCAAGGGTATTATTACCGAAGATGACTGGGAATTGTTCAGAGAACACATCAACTATGACTACATCAAGGATGCACATTTCTCTGAGTTGAAAGACTTGGAAGTAATGGTTACTCGTATTGATACATTGTCACAAGCTGAACCATTCATAGGAACATATTTCTCCGAACAACAAGCAAAGAAAATATTCTTACATCAAACGGATGAAGAAATTGAACAAATACAAGACCAAATTACTAATGAAAACGAAGCAAAGAAGAAAACTGGTGATGGAGATTTCTCCGACGACGACGATGTATAAATAATAAAGAGCGAGGAAATACCTAATGGATAAAATTAAAGATATGATTTCAGCAGCTGCTGAGAAGAATCCTGTAAAGTTCAAGACTGGATTCGAGGGAATTATTACACAGAAATTAAGTGATCAACTAACTGCAAAGAAAATGCATGTTGGTCAAAATATGTTTCAACCACCAGTAGCTGATGATGGGATTAATCACCCATTAGAAGCTGAAATTGGATAAGGTAATCTTTCAATGATCGGCAACTCGTTCAATTATAAAACTGTTCTTGTTGCCGCAGCTGCAATAGTCACGTTGAGTGGTGCATGGGGTGTATTGAGTGCATTAGAAATAAGACCAGTATTTCTTGGTGAACATTTGAGGGGTCTAAAAAAGATAAAAACAGTACATGTAATCGATTTAAAAGTATTAGGTTCTGATTTTTATAGTTCTCTTATCAAGAAAAAGAAATATGACCTATATGATTTACAGCAATATAGGAACAAAAAATTAAGACAAGCATTTGATAGTGGATGGACCCAAGCTGAAATTCATCCTTCCATCGACAAAGATATAATCAAAATGCAGGAACAAATAGAACAACTAGAAAAAAAACGTCAAGTATTAGAAAAGAGAAAATAAATGTCGCGCATAGACCTTATTAAAAAAATACATAGTGAATATGTCGAACGGATTAACGAAGTCGCTAATCCGTCTATCGTGTTAGAAATAGAGAATTTTATATCAAATGATGTAAAACTGTATAACGGAATGACTAAATCGATTCTCAATAATCTAAAACGTAAGAAGACAAAAGGAAACTTTGACGAGAAGCTTGCAATCAAAGCGTTCACTCATTTGGCCAAAGCAGGAATTAAAAAATATGAAAAAGACTTTGACAGTCTAAATATTCCAAAAGGTTCCACAAAAAAGACCGAAGAAGCTATCGCAAAAAGATTGTATAATAGACATAAAGAAGACCTAAATGAGTTTTATGATAAATATGTAGACATATACAATCAACTTGATTCATACAATAAAGTTATTATAACTGAAAAATTAAATAACACTAAGGAAGGCCTTAGGGTCGTTTCATTCATAGAGGGATTATAAATGGCCATTGCTGCAGTAAAATCATTAGATACTACAAGATATTCTGTCATTAGAGCAACTGGGGTAGCCAGCGAAACAGATGGTACATTTGTTGACGTTTCATCCCTTAAAAAATATGAGCTCTCTTCTGGTCGTGTTTCACTCACAAAACTCCATTGGTCTATTCAGGGAGCGGGGGTTCTTACATTGGAGTGGGATGCAACAAGTGATGTAATGATTGGAAAATACGGCGGGAATGGAAGTGTGGATTATCCAAGTCAGGGTGGTGGAGCAATCTATAGTACTAGTGCTGCTGGGACTACTGGTGACATCAATGTTACTACAGATGGGAATGTTACTGGATACACACTAATGGCAGAAGTTGCAAAGGTTAGTGGATTTGAGGCGCCTGCATCAAATACAGAGACAGCGCCTGCTGATGCAACATATTCTACGGGACAATTTGTTGACTATCTCGTCAAGTTTGATGAAGATGTTGTCGTGACCGGTGTTCCATATCTTACATATACAATGGATGCATGTGATGCAGCGGATAGATTATCTTCGACTACATGCAAAGGTATTTATACTTCTGGTAATAATACAAACACACTTTTGTTTAGACGAACCACTCTCGGGGATGATGCAGAAAATGGTTCTACAGCATTCTTCGCAGTTGGTGCATTAATTGTTCTAAATAGTGGAACTATTAAGAGTAGTAGAACGAATAAGGCAGTTGATCTCAACATCACCGGCCTGACCGATGATGGTGGAATCATCATAACATAATGAAATTTGATGAACTCAGAGACGAGATGACCGAACGGGTTCTTACCGCTGCACAGAGAATGAAGCGTAGAGTATCATTTAGACAAAGTGCCGGGAAGAGAAAAGCTGCAATAAAACGATCTAAGTTTAAAAAGGCTTCTCCGGCAAAGCTTAGAATCAGAGCTAGTCGCCTTGCAAGAGCAACAGTACGAAAGAAATTAAGCGGTGGCACTGAATCTGAAATGTCAATGTCACAGAAAGTACAACTTGATAAAAGACTCGAAAAGAAGAAATCATTAATTAATAAAATGACAAAGAAGCTCCTAAAGGTTGTTCGCAAAAAGGAACAAGAAAAGTTTGCAAAGAAATGAAATCCTTTAAGCAATATACCGAAGAAACCGAATATAAAGGAAAGAAGGTTAAACTCAACGATCCCTTTCGTGCCCCCAAAGGAGATAGAAAAAAGTTCTATGTCTATGTTAAGAACGAAAAGGGGAATGTGATTAAATTGGGTTTCGGCGATCCTAATATGGAAATCAAACGAGATGATCCTAAAAGACGGAAAGCATTTCGTTCGAGACATAGTTGTGATGATGATATAGGACCAAAATGGAAAGCAAGGTATTGGAGTTGTTACCAATGGCGAGCGGGTGCGAAGGTGGACAACTAATGAAATCCTTTAATAATTTAAAATTAATAAAGTTTTCTGAAAAACTAGTCACCAAATACCAAAACACCGGGATGGGAACAGAATAAGGTGTTCATCAAGAAAGGACAAATATGAAACTTATTACAGAAATTAATGATGACATCGATGTTATTATTGAGAAGGCTGAGGGCAAGCCTACTGGATATTATATTGAAGGGGTGTTCCTACAGTCGGATCTTAAAAATCGAAATGGGAGGATTTATCCCTTCGAGACTTTGCAGACAGAAGTTGCAAAATATGATAAGAATATGATTCAACAGAATCGTGCGTTTGGTGAGTTGGGTCATCCTGAAGGACCGCAGATTAATCTGGAACGGGTGTCGCACATGATCAAATCCCTGAAGGTTGAAGGAAAGAATTTCATAGGCCGGGCAAAAGTCATGTCCGAAACACCGTATGGTAAAATTGTCAAAAATCTCATTGACGAGGGTGCGAAACTGGGTGTTTCCTCTCGTGGTATGGGTTCTATCAAACAGAATACTAAAAATGAAGCCATCGTTGGTGGTGACTTCCATCTTGCAACAGCCGCGGATATTGTAGCCGATCCTTCTGCTCCTGATGCTTTTGTCCAAGGTGTCATGGAAGGGAGGGAGTGGATTTACGAAAGCGGCGTATTTAAACAGATAGATTTAGAACAATATAAAGAAGATGTTGACAATTCTAACAGAAAAAATAGAGAAGAAACCAAGATTAAAGGATTTGTGGACTTGTTTAACAAATTGTCAAGGTAGACGTTTGTATAAATAAATAGAGATTTCATAAAATATTCAACAGGAGAAAAATACATGGGACCAAGACTTGAAACAGTATATCGTCAGATGAGGGCTGAGGCAGTCCCTGACACAGATTTAACCGAAGGACTAGAAGAAGCAAAAGCACCGGCATCAAAATCAAAGGACGAGAACGAAGCTGAAGACTTGGGTCCAGCAGTTGTGTCTCCTGATGATAAGGATTCAGGCCCGTCTAAGGCAGCTGATAAAATGAAGAAAACGACAAAGGCAACAAAAGAAAGTGTCGTGGACGAAGATGATGAAGTTGCTTCACTTGATGATCTTCTTGACGGGATAGAAGAAGATAAGCTTTCTGCAAAGCAGAAGAAAATTGATGTCAATGATAATGGTAAAATTGATGCTGAGGATTTGAAACATCTCAGAAAAGAAGATGATGATGAAG